GAAGAAGTCACGACGAACAGAATTGTGTGCCTCATCGTAATAGACGGTATCCACATCAATACCTGCTTCGTTGATACGACGCAGAGAGTTGTAGGTAGTGAAGATCAGTTGGTGAGTATTAGATGCCTTGCAGACAGCATCGTGACAACGGATCTCGTTGATCTTAGTGGTGCTGTTGCCCTCAATCTCGCCGCTGTGAACGTGAAGAGTACAAACATCAACCTTGCCATTCAACTCAGCAAAGAACTCTTCATACAACTGAACCGACAGCAGGATGCGAGGAGAGACCACTACGACAGTCTGTGGGCGGTCTGCCTCTTGAAAGCGACGCAGACAGTCAAGGATCATAGGAAGCGTCTTGCCGCCGCCCGTGGGGCAGGTAACGCGACCTACAGCAGCAGTCTGCAGAGCGTCAAGGATGCGCTGCTGGTGAGGGCGAAGGGTCAGGGTCATGGCGAAACGTCTCAATAAAGATAATATACAGCAAAAAGCAGGGATCGTCAAGACCCCTGCAATTAGTTATTTTTATGTGTTGTATTAGTGATACTTATTCAGCCAGCAGGGTCAGTTTACCCTCTGTCACTGCCGAGTTAATAAAACGTCCAACGGAAAAGTTTTCTTGATCATCAAACTCTGCCAGGAATTCTTTGTTGAATTCTGTAGCATTTTCTGTGGAATATTCATATTGCTTACCGTTACTGGTATATTGTACCACAACGGTGTTACTTTCACTGTTCACAGTTACGCTTTTGATTGCAGAACTGGGCAGATTATCATAAACTTGGACAGTCATCTTGTTCCTTAAGTGTTGAACAGAGTAACTGTAGCACGATCCCTGCCGTCTGTCAAGCCCCCGATCAAAGTTTTTCTGGAGCTGCGGAGTTTTGTCCTAGATGATCACCAAGAATGCCATGCACCCACTTTAAATAATCACGAACTTTTTCTTCAATTCCTTCTACTGGAGTGATCGAAATTAAATCTTCATAAATTGGCATTACTGTTAGAAGATTTGCATCTTTAACTTTTTGTAGGCAAGCATCTTTATTCTGCTCAAAAAATTCTAGCATTTCTTCTTTTGACATAGGAGCATCTCTTCTGTAGATCTCTTTATGCAACAAATCAGAGTAAATTATAAATTCTAACTGCGGAAAATATGCCCATGCCAATTCTTGTCTGTTGTATTCAACCGCCATTTTACACCAAACATTAGTAAGATCTGCAATTCTGTTCAGATCTTTCTTCTCAAATGCTTCCCAGATTTTAGGATATCCTAGCTTAAAATACAAGCAAAGTATTTTCGTGTGTAATTTACACGAAATTGAAGTAGGAATAACTAATAAAGGATCATTTGGATGATTAGGTCTTTCTACAGAAGCACAGAATGGAATTATATTTTCTTTATCAATTAGATAATTTGCCTTTCTCCAAAAAGATCTTACCGCAGAATACCAGTTTTGCTGATAAGTTTGCAATCCTACATCTGGATTAAAAACATAATCAGTTTCTTTTAATTGATACTTAACAAAGTCCTGAAGATAAGCATACAATCTAAAATCGTTACCTTCATTAATTGTAATTCCTCCATACACAGGATCAGATCCTAATGAGGTTTCGTTACCATTTGTATGAATTGCAGATGGACTAGCCTCAGCCGACATTTGATTGAGCTGTTTCTTTAAAGCTTCTTCTTGCTCAAAAATTCTTTCTTTTTCCGCGTCAAAAAACTCTCTACAAAGAGTTTTCATAAAATCTTTTAATTCTGAGGTCCAAATTTCAGTTGGAACATTATAATGCTCTAGCTTTTCTGTAACTGGGTTCCAACGAAATTTTTCAACCTCCACACGATTATCATAATCATACCAGCAGTGCAATCGATCATACTCACTATGAATTTGCTCGGGCAACCTTTCTACAAATTTATTCCATTCAATCGGGTGAAATTGAATATTATATCCATCCATAAAAATGGTCTGTCCTGCCATATTCACAGAAATATTTGGATCAATTAACGACATTTTTTTCTCCTTATGACGTAAATAAGTGATTATACCAACCTGTTATGATGTATTTAGTTTCTTTTAATGGTGGATTTCCTCTATGAGCATGAGTGAATGCAGCAGGCCAAATAACTACAGTTCCAGTAGTAGGAACAATTCTTTTGTGTTGATATAAAAATTCAGTTTCTCCACCATGTTCTACATCATTTAAGTAAATAATCCAAGCTAAACATCTAGTGCAATATTGAAATGAATTATTTTCACCATGCCAAACATGATATCCTCCACCAGGATCAGTTTTCTGGACTTTAACTGTATACGAAACTAGTGGTTGATTTTTAATTATGTGATATTGATCACAATAATCTTGAATACATGCAGTCAAATATTGATTTACCTCTCGGGTCAAATCATCATTAATTTCTTGTAAGTTAATGGAGTAATCAGACCTTCCAAGTTTTCCATTTGGAAATTGAAAATTCCCACTGTAACATCCATCATTATTTTCATATTTTTGATGAATATTAATTACTCGATTACATAAACTAGATGGAACAAAATTTTCCCAAGTTCCAATAAAATCTTCAAATTTTCCATCCATTAATTCTAATGGACGAATAGGTATTGCATTAGTTTCCATAAAATTCTCAAAATTAAAATGCTTTAATTACCCAAAGTGAGTTTACAAACGGTGTTACCAAATTGACAGTATCTGATGTATTGATGGATGCAGACACATTGTTCTGTGGTGTCCAACTATTTATTGTGGTGGTAACTGCGGTTGCAGAAACATAATCGATAGCTGCCCAGTTTTGAGATACATTTGATCCCCATTGAGAAGAATTTCCTTCAATAGTTGTACTTCCTTTGATGTCACTAGTTCTACTTCCTCTGGAAGCTCCACCTTCATTGGCACTAAGCCAATGACTGTGCGTTCTGTTTGAACTAGCCATTGTAAATTCAGTCCCTGACTGAGATTGTTCATCCGAATTTGCAGTGTCAAATGTTCTAGCATAATCAGGAGTACCAACATTATCAACATTTGCTTCATGAAAACTTGGTCCACCACCACCTCTAGAGCAATTTACATTTTTTGAATTAACTTTCATCCATTGATAACCACCAACTCCAGCATTTTCTGGGTGATTGTGCTGAATTAATCCATGAGAAAATGAACTTGGTTCACTAGCAGTAAATCCAATATTTCCAGATACTGTACTGTTTTGCTGCACTGATATTCCAGTGTGACCAGAAGCTGTTGTTGTAGATGCAAGAGAAAATGCACCAGAAATTGATGCACTGGTAATATTTGTTGCTCCTCCATGGTAATTTGCAGAAGTTATATTAGAAGCAGAATGAACTGCATTACTAACTCCTCCAGATCCTTGATCTTGTATTGGACCATGACCGATTAACTTTCGTCCTCTATAATTTGGTAAATTAAAATTTCCAGAATATGTTTTAGTTGAAGTATTATATGACGCACTGCCTCCATAATCATTACCAATAATGTCAAATAAAGCTGGATATTGAGAAGCACTCACTGAACTTCCATCACATACCAAATATCCATGTGGAATTTCATAATTTGACACAGAATTTCCAGTTCCCGTTTTCCATGTCAATGATAACACAGTTCCAATAGCTGTGCCATTTCTTTGCTTGTATGTGTTGTAGAATACTGACATGATTGAGTACCTATATTAGTATTTAATCAAATAAAGAACAACTGCATATGGTTGTATTGTTGCAGTTGGAAATTCTGTCATAGAAGTAATTGCTGTCGTAGTAAATGCTTTTGTTAGATTAACTCCTGATGTGGAATAATTTTCTGCAGCAATACTAGCTGTAATATTATGTGATGCAGAACATGCAATATTGTGACTATGCGAATAACTGCTTGTATTACCAGCTTGTCCTACATTAATATTTTGTTTAGAAGTAGAAGCTCTTGCATTAGTATTACCATCAGCTTGAGTAGCAGGACTATTGTTTCCACTATCAAACTCTGCAGCGTATAACCAATTCAATCTATGGGTATGACTTCTAAAGTCAGCCACGCTAATACTATAATTACTAGTCGTATAATTACTAGTTGTCGCACTTCCAGTAACTGCATAATTTCCTCCAGGAATTGATAAATTTCCTGTTAATGATGTGGTGATATTAGAACTAGGAATATCAGTTGTTCTTCTAGCAAATCTATTATCAGTTCTTTCATATAAGCTAAAGGTTCTTCCGCCAGCAGTTCCAGGAGATAATACAAATCTAGATCTTAAATTAGGAAGTTGTATTTGAGTGCTTGTTAAAGTCGTAGTGGACAACTTGTAAATACAGTTACTACCAATACCAATAACTTCCGCTAAAGCTGAATATTGAGTTGAACTTAATACAGATCCATCACAAACTAAGTAACCAGCAGGAAGGTTTTCAAGATAATTGCTACTATCGATAACTTTTGGAAACGCAATAATAGTTCCCGTTGCACTTCCAACTCTACCCTTTTCAAATCCGTAATTTACAGTTCTATCTGCAAAAGCCATCGTCTTACTCCTATTGTGCTTTGATAATATAATGAAGAGTAATATAAGCACTCAGTGGATCTACAGTCATAGTTGCAACATCATTAATTGTAGCTGTTGCAATCGAAACTCCAGTAGATGAAATTGAAGTAGTAGTTCCTGGAGGAGTTAACGTAACTCCTGTTAAAGAAACTGTTCTCGTAAAAGATCCTCCATGATTATGTGGTTGTCCATTATCAGTTGGAGAACTCTGAGAACCACTCATAAAGTAACCTCTGATTGCTCCAGAAACTCCTTCACAACAACCACCAATTCCATTACAGTTCTGACAATTAGATCTACAACCATTTGCAGTGCAATTTCCACCTCTACATGTTACACTATTAGAATTATTGGCATAATACTCTGCGGCATTTTGTACACTATGAGAGTGGGCAATAAATTCATCTTGACCAAAAGCTCTGCCAATAATATTTACAGTCGCCGATGGACTAGTTCTTGTTACTGTTCCTCCAGAACGAGTTCCAGAAATATTTGTAACTCCAGTATGTGTCCAAGTTGCATCACAATTTGCAGTGATAGAAGTATTATATGCAGATGGTGATGAAGTAACTGTTCCGCCAGGAGCATTTAAATATTTTGCTCTTAAATCAGGAACTCCAAAAGTTTTACTGCTAGCAGCATAAGGGAAAGGATCGCCCGCTACTACAGTTCCTCCATGAGTGTTGAGCAATACTTTTGCTAATCTAGGATATGTAGATGCTGGATGTGTAGATCCATTGCATAGCAACCATCCATCTGGAGGAGTATCTTCTCCCCAAACAACTATAGTGCCAACATCTAAATTATTCAATCCATTTACACTGTGGTAATACTTAGGAGCAGATACAAGTACCGTACCTGGAGGTAAAATAGATAATGTTGCTGGTGGATCTGAATTAGTTGTTACAGTTCCAGATGGATAATTTGGAGTGCTTACTCTTACTCTATATTTGTAATTATTTTGAGTAGCATTGATGCTTGATAGGGATAAATTCTGAGACGTTGCGCCGCTAATATTAAAGAAGTCACTGTTTGCGGTTCCTCCAGTAGATTCTTGCCACTGATAAGTAACAGTAGCACCATTATTTGCTACTGCAGTAGATTCAAATACCAATGGATTTGCATTAGTAATCTCAGCAACAGTTTTTGCTGCGCTGACTGGTAAAGTTGTAAATGAAATTGAAATAGGATTTACAGTAAGTTTTGCTTGATTACTATAAGTTACTACATTTAGAGATCCATTTCCATATACAGCAGTGACTTTACATCTATAGACATAATTGTTCCATCCAGATTGAGCAGTGAATGCTAGCGAGTTTGTGAGTGCTCCACTAGTAAATGATGCTGAATTTCCAATGTCAACGAACAATCCGTCAGCTAAAGGATTTGTTGCAGACCAAGTAGATGTAGCAGCTACTGTGCTCTGTTGCCACGAGAATTGTAAGTCTTCTGCGTTTGTTGCAGATGCACTGACAATGAAGCTTCCAGATTGACCTGCAACCACTGCAGTATTTGATGGTTGTCCACTTATCGTAATAACTGGTACTGGATAGATAAGAATATTAACTCTAATAACAGAAGAATATAATGTAGCAGCTCCTGGAGATGTAAGAACAACTTGATAGTATGCATCATCACCTGTTAATGGACCAGTAGCAGTAACACCATTTAATGTTAATGTTGGTGTTTGGGCTCCTGTACCACCACCAGATACTGTCCAAGAACCATTCTGAGCAATTGTAGTAATTGCAGGATCAATGTTCGTTACATACCAGTGAATAAATCTTCCGTTTGGATTTGTAGGAGAAACTGGTGCAGATGCATCCAAATCTTCTACTAAAAGCTCAAATTTAGTAATATTTGATGCTGAGAACCCAGATAGTGTCCAACTAATTGTAGGACTATCTCCTGCAGAAGCAGATGTAGATCCATACTGAGAAGGAATATCACCACCAAACGCCCAATATGGACTAGTAACAGTAATGGTTCTTCCCAGTCCAGCAGTATCTGTGGTTAATCCTGTTGGTATGCTAGGAGTAGGTTTAGTTCCACTACCAAAATATCCATAATAATATCCAGTTACTGTTCCATTACTTGTAAATGCTTTTACTCTAAATTGATAGAGATGTTTTTCACCAGCTGGAGGATTTGGACCATTCCATCCATTAGATCTATCTGCTGGGGATCCAGCAAATGATGTTTGATAGATAGTAGCAACAATTGCAGACGAAGTAGAATTAGCAATGTTTTGCCACGATGAACTGCTATTATTTGTTGCAGCTGCTACATCATATGTCTTTCTCCACTGATATGCTATTGCTCCTGGACCAGTAACACTTGCAGTGACACTTAATGTATTATTTGTCGAAATCGTAAATGATTGAGGTGATGTTGTAAGATTACTAATAAAAATTTGAGGAGCATTAACAGTAAGAATTGCAATCTGACTATTAATTGGAGTAATTCCAGAAGCAGATAATCTAACTCTATACTTAAAATTATTTTGTGCTGCAGTTATATTTGTTAGAGTTAATCCAGCGTTAATGGACCCAATCATATCTTGGAACCCATTGCCATCATTTTGATCAACTTGCCATTGATATAAAACTGTCGCGCCATTGCTGGCAATTGCAATAACGTCAATAGTAGTATTTTCTCCTACAGTAACCGTTGGACTTGTTACATTTTGAATAATACTAATGGTAGAAGCATTAACAGCAAGCTGGGCAACTTGCGAAATAGTTACTGGAGCACCAGAAGCAGTAAGAACACAACGATAATTGTATCCAGAGAATTGTGTAGTTACACTAGATATTGTTAAAGTGGTTGTTCCTTGCCCAGAATAAGTGCTATCATTGATAATGGTCGTCCAATTTGTTCCACCGTCAATAGAAACTTCCCATGAATAATTAATTGTTACTGGAGCATTAGCAGCAATTGTGAATGTAGCGTTCGTCCCCGAAAATACATTTGTTGATTGTGGTTCTTGAGTAATAGTTAGAGCATTTGCGCTAATAGTTCCAGAAACAGTCCCAGAAATTGCGGGTTTTGCATTTTCCTTTACATCTGTTACAATACATCTAAAATAATAATTTACATTAGTCAAGTTGGTGGGAAATACTGCACTATTAAGTCTTAATGTATTTGTAGTTCCTGTTTTAACTATGGATGTAGTTCCACCTGGAACACTAACTTCAAGTAACTGCCAATTTAATTCCAAAGCTTCTCCCCATTGATCTTCTGTTGGAGGAGAAAATCCTTCAAAATACTGCCATCTATAACGAATATCTGCAGATGGTACAGTTGTAGTAACTCCAAGTGGGAAGAATAATTCTGATCCCAATAGTCCACTTTGATTTGGAGGAGTTTGTAAAGTAAATGTAGGAGCATCAGCTTCAGATGCTTTTAGTTGGTCCCAAATTAAAGTAGAAACAGTAGATCCCAAACTTGGAAGAGGATGATACTTATCGGTTGTAACTAAACTATTCTGTAGTGTGGCAACATCTCCAACATTATCATGAACTAATTTTGTAAGATTTATAAAACCAGTATCTTTATATCCAGCAGTCCATCTTGCATCAGAAACTTCTTTCATTGCTTCTGCTACTTGATCTATGTTAGCAGCATCATATGCATAGGTAGTAGTCGAATATGCACTTGATTGGAATAAAATATCAGCATTTTGTCTGGTAAAATCTGTAGGTTCATTTGTCAAATCAGCAGTTAATTGCTGCGACAAAGTTATAATATTACCAGAAATATTCGTAATCGTAGTGTTTGGTTGAATACCAATTCCAGATTGAGTTACCACGGACATTCCATTACTTAATCCATTTGTGTTATTAACTTCAATGGTATTTGTAAGGAGAAGTCCAGTAACATTTTTAGTTACCGTAGTAGAAATATTAGCAGATAATGATTGACTAATATTTACAGTTGTTCCAGAAATACTAGTTACTGTAGTTCCATTAGCAACTCCGTTTCCACTAACACTCATTCCCTGCACTAAGTTAGTGGTGTTATTAACTGTGATTGCAGTAGTTCCAGCAGTTCCACTTCCAGTCTTAGTTTCATTTACAGCAGGAAAATTATTAATAATTGGATTTGGATCTCGAATTTGATATGGAGAGACAAGTACAATTTTTATAAAATCTGACGATGGAGCAAGTACAGTTCCTTCCGAAGTTGTTGTCTGGAATGTTATATTCCACGCAGAAGCAATCTTGTTGACTAAAGTTTCTAAATTTGTTTTAATTTGAGACTTTGTTCTTCCATTAATAACATCCTGAGCACCCAAACAAATGAATACTATGTTCCATCCAAAAACTTCAAAATAAGAATTAAATGCAGATTGAGTGACTTGAGAATATTCTTGAATTGAAAGATTATCTCTTCCTATTCCATGAAGAATATTACCCTTCATTTGGTTGCCAGTAAATACTCTGTTCAACGCATTTCGATCAGAGTAAATTTGTACATGGGATAATCCAAATGTATCTTTTTCTGAGAATGAAATTGTTTTGACAAAAGATATGCTAGCAGCACTTAAAGAACCAGTAATAACTTTATCTAATTCTAATGTAAAGTAGTCTTGAGGACTTCCAGTAAAATCAAGATTTGCATTTTCAAAAGTAGAAATACCAACCAATGTAGTTGCAGATGGAATATTTGTTCCAGAAACTTCAAGTCCAGTGAACAATCCATCCGTATTCCCAGTAAATACTAAACTTCCTCCAGTTAGTGTTGATGTTGCTGTTGCGGTAGCTCCTGTATTATTTGGAGCAGATACAGTAATTGTAGGAGCAGATGTATATCCACTGCCAGGATTATTAACAGAAAATCCAATTACGGTTTGACTATCTGGATCGATAATTGCAGTAACTTGTGCAGTTAATCCACCAGCAATTTGAGGAGCACTTACAGTAACATTTGGCGTAGTCGTATATCCAAGTCCAGCATTTGATATCAATACATTTGATACCGATTGACCTCCAGCAGAATATACAGTTTTATTGATATTAATAGAAGATGGAAGTTGTAATACAGATCCAAAATCATCTACCGATCCATCATCAATTACTGCGCCATCAACGTCTCTGAATGAATAAAGTTGCCATCCATTAGATGTAGTATTAATGTTATATGATCTACCCGAAGAATATAATCCAGCATTATTTAAATTCCTAACTTTATAACTTCCTGTAGAAAATGGAAGTAGTCTATCGTTTCTATGTAAAAATATTCCTGTAGTTAATGTCTTTGCTGCTGGATTAGATACAGTTACTGCACCAGTAATTTGATTGGTTGGTGTAGATAATAGTGTAGAAACTGGACTATATCCTACACCAGTATATTGTCCAAATACTCTGGGTGCTTTGAAAATCGTAACATCATTTGAGAAACTATATGTAGTTGCTGCTGATGGAGGAACAAGAGCAACATAATCGCACATATGAGCAAAACCACTACCAAATGGGTGATTGCTCAATGTATTAGTAACGTTAGGATCTACTGGTTGGTTTGGGTCAATATATCCACTATTAGTTGCGACTTGGTAAGTTCTTGGAGTATAACCAGTAAGAGTACTTGATAGTGATGGCACTTCAATATCAACACCAATTCTTGATGCGGCGTCAAGTGCAGCATTTTGAAATGTTGTTTGAGGATTACTGCCAGGAATTAAATCTGTGCTAGTATCCTTGATGTTTAACAAATAGTTTGCAGATACACCAGCTCCGACCAAGAAAGTATTAGCGTCAGAGTTAAAATTCCAATTGACGAAATTATATGAGAAAAATCCACCATAGGGACGGTACAAAACACCATCCCCAATAAACAAAATTCTGTTATAAAAATAATTCGGAAGTTGATATCTGATCTTTAAAAATGCAGGGTGTAAATTTACCCTTGTCTGCGATGGTCCAGTAAATGCCATCTATTATACCTCCGTTAACCACCAACTTGGAGTTCCTGATGCTGGAACTATATATACAAGTCCGAAGGATGCGTTTGGCGTTTGAATAACCATTGGACCCGCAGCTCCTTGAATGTTTGCTCCTGCTTGAGGTTGAATTTTTAACTGAACAGTTGGGGATAGAGATCCACCGATATCCAAAATTCTAATCATATCACCGTGACTTGCAAGTGGTAAGTTAATTTGTCTTGTTCCCGAAGTAAAGTTGCTAGCATAGTTAATGTTTGCTGCTGCAGCATATGAACTTCCAGATCCACTGAATGATGCAGATTCTAGAACAGTCCAAGGTCTACCACCAGTAGCAGTGAAGTAATTAGAGATGGTGTTCAATCTGATTGATCCATCGCTATTAACCTTAAATCTAGTGTTTGCACCAGATCTGACTTCAAGTTCGCCGCCCTTGACTAGTAATGTTCCCTTAGTAATTACATTGCCGTTGGAATCTACTTCTAGATTTAGATCTCCAGAAGTTCCTAGTTGTAATGTAGTTCCCGTTGCAGTTAGTGTACCAGCAACAAATAGATTTCCAGTAGTGTTTGTAAGAGTTAGTTTTGGAGTTGTGCCATCGCTAGCATAAATGTTCAGGTTGCCACCATTTACTACGGTGTTTCCATTTGCACTGTCAACTTGGAACTTAGTTGCGGGAGTTGATGCACCATCATTAATAACAAATAGTTCAGTGTTTGGTGTAGTTGATCCAGTAAGAGTAATGCTTTTTCTTACTTCTAATGTGCCAAGAATTGTTGTATTTCCTGTCGATGGAGCAACATTAAACAGTGAAGTTGGTGATGCTCCTGGAGTTGTAACGTTCAGAGATCCTCTGATTGTTGCTACACCAGCAGTAGTAACTGTCATCAATTCAGTTGTTCCGTCAACCAAGCGTAGAGCACCTCCAACACTTAGTTTGTAGTTAGTATCAACTGCAGATAGACCAATTGAAGTAAATGAATTTGCATCAGATTGAATACCAGCATTTGGATCACCAATCTTAAATGACTTATCACTATTGATAAGTAATCTTGTGCTTGTTGTTGCTCCAATTCTAAGATTTTGTCCCTCAAATGTAATGGTATTATTTACATCTGATGGTTGATCAGCAACAATCTCAAATTTCTTGGTCTTCGCGGTTTCATTATTATTGATGGTTAATTTACCACCATTGATAATTTCTTCACCATCAATAGTTAAGTTACCAGTTCCACCAGCATCAACCTTAACTTTGAGATTACCCTTGATAATAAATCCTGGATTAGATCCAATATCAGTATCAGTTAGTTCGGAATCAGTAATATTAATACCACCTCTCTTAGAAGTGCTACTCATTCTAAAGGCAGCATTACTGGTCGCAGAAGTATTAATACCTCCAACCAAAATATTCTTAGAAATTCTTGCTTCACCCTCTACATCTAGAGTTGATTGTGGTTGTCTGGTTCCAGATCTTGTATTTCTTAGGTTAATACCTACTCTGAAATCTGTACCAAATAGTCCACCTTCAACTGGAGTTGTGTTTGTAGGACCAGTAGTGTAGGTTGTGATAGCTTCAGCACCGATCAATCCAAATTCTTTCCATCCATATGTTGAACCAGTATAGATCCATCCTAGGCTGGTGTTATCAGTAGCAGACGATTGAGCAGCAACTGTGTTGGCACGATAAATCATCGTACCAGTTTCCTTATATGGTGTTCCAGCGACTGTTGGAGCTAAAGATTCTGTATGAACCTTCATCTCATAGTTTACGGAACCACCTCTACTATTAAACTTATAGACAGCAGCCTTGATGGTATTTGGCTGACTTTCATTAATTGTTAAATTAGTTCCTTCAAGAGATTGATCTCCCGTTGAAGTATATCTGTTTGACTTAAACAGAACTGCAGCATTTTGGTTTTTAGATGCTCTTGCTGGAGATACGTTGATTTCAATTGGAGATAGAATAAAGTTCGTAGAGTTGCTATTATCAAGAGTGATGCTAGCATTATCACGGAACGAAACTGGTTGGGTAAATGTAGTAGTTACCGCACCGCTTTCATCTTTACTACCAGAAATCTTAAGTACGCTATCACTAACCTTTGTAGTTTCACCAGTAATAGCATTAATTCTCTGGTTACCTACAAATAGATCTCCATTTGAGTTTAGACCAGAGTAGAATACAACACCAGCATTCTGTTTCTTAGACTGAGAGAAAATTACTTGACTATCTTCAAGCACATTTTCTTGTCTTGATGGGAATGCAGTTGAATAGTTACCAGGACCAAATCCAGTATATTCAAATGTATGGTTACCAGATCTAGCAACAGAAGGTCTACGTAATTCGCAATATACTTTTGAATTTGCAGCGATACCACTATTTCCTTCAATAGGAATTAAACGATCTTCTCTGCTGCTTGTTGCTCTTCCTTCTTGTGCTGCTAATGTAATGTTTGTTCTGTAGATGTTGTTTTGATCAAGAAGATTTAGCATCGATTCTCTAGTTATGCTATTCTTCTGATCATCAAGACTTACCTTTCCATGAATGTAGTTATCTGCTACAGAAATTGCAGCTGGTGGATCCTTTAGATTTGGATTAATAATTTTAAACCAAATTGGATCGTCTAGATACAATTCTGGATACAGATTTTCTGGATCTTGTCCAAATTGAAAAGTATTAAACTTAGTTAGATTATTTTGCGAAGTGCTATTTAAGTTCGGTGAAATATTTCCCTTAAGTAGTGTGAGATAGTAAATACCGTCTTGCTGTTGATATATTCTCTTTTTAATTGTTTCTACTTTATAAATGTAGAAAGTATCAGTGAAATCTGGGGCATCAGCAACACTTTCGATAGTATACTCATATCCATTAGTTCCATCATCAACAATTTTATCACCAGGAGTTAACGTATAAAGAGAAGATCCTTCATTAACATAAATGTAGTTTGGATCTTTGAGATCACTTCTACCGCCGTTTGGCTTCTCTGCCAAAGTTCCGCTAGCAGATACAGATCCAGCAGTTGATTGTGTGAACGTAGTTGCATTCAGAGCATCATATGAAATCAAACCAAGATTTACATTTTTAACAAGTAAATATACATTGGTTCCAGAAACTGTGACTGAATGCAATTCAGCAGTTCCCTGACCCGCAGGACCATTCCAATTAATATCTCTAACTGTACTGCCAGAGGTAGGTACGAATGTTCCTGTTGCTGAAGAAAGTTTAATTTGTGTTAGAGTTACGCCGCTAGTTAAAAAAGTTCCAAGTGCGCTGTCATAGTTTACTGCATGATCAAATACTCTTAACTTAACTTTATTAGTTGTAGCGTCATATACTGCAGATTGTACAGTGAACTTACAACCACTCTTAGTATTAATTACTTTTTTATTATTTACACTGTATGCATCATAATTAAAATCATTTTCGATTTTTGTTCTAACTGCTTTTGTAATTTCTGATGGAGAATAGAACTCAGCTGGAGCAGTTACACTAGTTGGAGGAGTTAATACAATATCTTGTGGTAGTAACTTTCTAGTTTCATCAGTTCTTAGCTTAAGAACAAAACCGAACAATGGTTCTCTTACGTTCTGACCATCAGTAAGTTCCTTAGGAATTACATATCGTACACGATAGATGCGATCAGAGTTTCTTCTTTGGTCTTCAACACGCTTGATATAACTATTATCTGTGTTGTCTAACTTATCCTGAGAATAATCAATCAGGTTTGTGTTAGAAAGTTGCGAATAAATTTCATTTGGTTCGCCAGATGATACATTATTTTTTACAGTTAGATACCAGTTTCCTTTCTTATCGGTTGTGGTTGCACTAGGATCATAACGTAGAGGATGCCTGTTGTGATAAGCATAGACATAGAAAGTACCTGTTCCATTTGAACTGAATGAAACAATATCAGTTCCGTTGATTGCTCCAGTTGAAGTTGGAGAAATTTGGAACTGAGTAGCTCCATGAACATTAGATAGATAACGAACATAAAATTCTTGGTTCTTGTTTAAGAAACCAGCGTTATCTTTTGCATTGATGTTAGTAGTAGTTGGCAGCAGATCGACCGTTTCATCAGCAACTCTAAAGAATACTTTCGTTGGTTCAATACTACCAAATCCAGCATCAAATACGTGAGGAGATTCTGCAGTGAAAACGTTATTGCTGAGTGTTACTTTGTATCTCTTTAGATCAGGAATAATATCGAAAACGTATTGATACAATTTGATAGTAACATCAGGATCTGCTACTGCTTGTTCAACATAAATTGCAGTACCAGCTGCAGCGTCTTCGATACTCGCAGCTAACTGGAACTTTGAGCTGTCGTTGATAGGCAGCGCACCGTTTACTGGACTGGTAAATCTACCAGGAGCAATAATGTAGTAAACAGTATTTGTAGATAGTCCCTTTGGAAGGCGTACCTTACTATCAGCAACTGAAGAGTTTGCTTTTGTAGGAACTAAACGAACTGGTGTTCCAGTCTCAAGTCCATGAATAGTTGTAGTAGTAAATGTAGTTGTCTTAAATGTAGTTGTTCCTACAGTTTGCGACACTCTAGCAAAACTTGAAATTGTAAACTCCAAGAAACCAGATGGACTAATTACAGCACTCTTCTCTACCGTACCAGATTCTCCAGCGGCAGGATCGCCAACTAGTTTTACAAATAATTTATCATCTTTTTTTGATCCGAGCTTATATCCATTAATGTTATACGATGGAGTTACATCTGGAAGATCAATTTCATCTTTTTCTCCATACAGATATACTCTGGTAGAAGAAGGAGTATCGTTGCTCTTCTTAATATCTACTGGGTAATACTGTACCTTTGTTTCAACATCTTCAATTTCTTGAGGTGGAATAATATCTGTAATATATCCATGCTTATCCTGGAAGAATGCAAATCCTTTATAACCAACACCTTGGATAGCAGTATTACCAAAGTTGGAGTTTGAGTTAGTAATGGAAATATCACCACCACTTTCTACTAGGAAGTGATCTGCGTAACCAACAGCGAACACAGAAACTGCCTGAATGAAAGCATCATTAGAAACTCTGATGTGAAATGTTCTCCAATCATTCTTAAAGTAAGCAAATCCATCTGAGTGAAGTGCAGAACTATCAAAACTAGAATTGTTGTTTGCAGTAGATACAAACAATTCTGTATTGGTGTCAAATTTTACAAATGAACGGTCATCTTTTTGCAGAGATACCCCAGTAAACTGGGCAACAACCATTGATCTAAATCCAGTGGTTCTAGATCCATCTGCGTGCATACCGCAGAGACCCCACACAGACCTCAAGGAACAGTTAAACACATAAGGAGAGGCACTGTCTACAGTATCAATTTCTGCCTCAACCAGAGCGTTCTGGGATAGTGCTGGTGTGGTTGATGTGGTGTATGTAAAATTATTGTTTAAGTTAATGTTTGCAAGTAATGTTGCGGTTGGAACTTCGTAGTAAAATATACTGGTATTTGTAGTGGAAATTCTTGATACTGGGAATGCTCCATGGAATAAATTATTCAGACCCGTATCAGAGATAGAAACAAATTGACCGACGAAGTAATTATGCGGAGATTTAGTCGTTACTTCAAGTTCAATCGCATTATTCAATTGAACTAATTTAATAGAACTAATAGACTTCTTATCAGATAGTGGTCCTACAATTCTATTTTCTTGCTCTCTTGGAGCAATTTCATTAGAAATACTAATATTGTTTACTACACCACTATATCCAGTGGAGATTTTTTTGTAGTAAAGAACAAGATCATCTGACTTTGCAAATTCAAATGTTACTACTTTGTGGTGAGAATATTCGGGTGCTTTTGTATTTGTCGTTGTTGGATCATAATAAACACTTCCCTGTCCATCAAACAAGGAAAATTGCCAGAAGTAACAACCACCAGTTACCTTGAAAATTGATGTCTGAGGTAATGTTGAGGTTGGTTCAGGAACATACTTAGGGCGAATTTTAGTTTTTCTAAGATCAACACCAACTAGAGATGTACCTCTTGGAACAATAACTCCACCTTCTGTACTATTGAATTTGTATAGAACATTATTAGGATTGTTTAGATCAAAATTACTATTGTCATCTAAAACAGGAGTAAACAGAGCTGGTGTTAGAGAACCAGATGGTGCAGCAGTTGCATTAACAACTCCAGGTCTGTTATCAATAAAGTGATCGCCAGGAGAAAGAATGATAGAAAATTGGTCGAAACGATCATTTCCTGTGCTTGGAACGTAGGAAAATCTCGATACTTCTAGAAATGCTCTCTGAATTGAAACGAAAGGTCTTGTGGGTGAATTGCCTCTATTGTCAATAGAATCTGAGGCGTTAAAATCATCGGGAGCAACATAAAGGAAACGACCAGTTTTGCTCGCAATAAGATTCTCTAATCTGGTGATAGGCATTGTATTTTCTTACCCTTACAAGGTTTATTCTTCTTTGGTTATTTATACAAAAAAACCCCAGGAGATCCTGAGGTTTTGATAAGCACAAATGGCTTCTTTCACACGGAAGGGATTTCATGGCGATTGCTCGCCAAAGCCCACGGTCGGACTTGAACCGACGACCTACGGTTTACAAAACCGTTGCTCTATCCAGCTGAGCTACGGAGGCATTAATCGTCTTTAGGAAGCAATTCAGGATTTTCAACTTCTATATCATACATTAAAGGATGCATTCCCTCCATGACAAGATAGTTAGAATATCTGAATAAATCCTCATCATCAAAGTCATGGTGTTGAAGTGCTTCCAATTGTACTGAGGGGTGATCTTGTATAATCTGAGGTAATTCGTCAAACGTATATGGAACACCTTGAATGAAATACATTCTCACGACCTGTCCCATGTAGAAACAATATGATTGAGATAATGTGTATTTCATAACATTTCCCGATACCTTTTTATTTAGTAACGAGAATAGGGCGAGGGGGACTTGAACCCCCACGGGATTGCTCCCAACAGATTTTAAGTCTGGTGTGTCTACCACTTCCACCACCGCCCCGTGGTATGCAGTAATTATACCATGTGCCCAGCACCGTGTCAAGGAGCTGGGGTCTCGGCAGGAGCGGTTGGCGAAGTAACCTCTGTTGGTACGTTTGGTGCTACAGCACCACCAACAATCATTTGACCAATTTGACCAGCAACGTATGTAGATGGTCCAGAGGGTCCAATAGCTACATCGTTCACTTGAACAAATGAAGGGGATCTCAACACTCCAACTAGATCGATAAAGTTTCCTGTCAAACTAATTTGGGAAGATGCACTAATACTAATAGCAGCACCAGATTTAATAGACAGAACTCCAGTGGAATTAATTCCAACATCAGTACCAAACATTTTCAGTTTGTTTAGAGATTGAATTTGAGTTTCTAATGTACTCTTTGTCGTAATCTTTCCTACTGCCGTAGCATTAATATCTTTAGTTGCCTTCATATCAATACCCAAACCAGCAGTTTCTATAATAGATCCTGCGGTAGCAGTAGTGGTATGCGATCCCTTTGCAATTGTGGTTGTTACGGATCCAGCAGCCACAGTGGTGTTTATATCTCCAACTGTAACTACAACATTCTTGCCAGCAGCTTTGCTACTATCGACACCTATAGTCTCCGAATAAGTAAACGGAACAGTAACCACAGGAATTGACACTGGAAGACCAGAAACAATCAGTTGCTTTTTACCAGATATAGTTTCAACTACATCACCTACAGTATACTTACTATAGGAACCAAATGCAACATCTCCTTGACTTCCCTGAGGTTTATATTGAGAAAATTGAAACTCTCCTAAAGTATCAATATAGTAATTACCAGCAACATTAGTTGTTTTTGTGGTAGTGGTTTCATCAACTCTAGGAGCATTCATCACCAATTTTCCAGTGGATGTAATTGATGTTTGCATTCCACTATTCACAATCGCATTGGTAGTAGCATTAATTGTTACTGTGCCAGCGTTAAGATTTAGATACTCCCCACCATCTATAATTAACTTTTTATAAGCTTTTATTCTGATCTCTGGAGCATTGACACATAGAACACCATCAATGGTTTCCACTGTCATATTGCCCGAAGCAACTAAATCAAAAAATCCTTCTTCAGCATTTTCACTGTGCTCTCGTGATGCACGAACAAAAATACCTCTGTCAGTAACTATAATACCAGAACCAAATTGTCTTAACCATCCCGTAGCATAAGAACCTTCGATATAATCGGTTCCATACTTAGAAATTCGTTCTTGTTCAAAAGCTCTACTAAGTGGTTCCATAGTTTATCAGGGGCAATCAACGTATTTAGCGGCTGGCGCAGTTCTTGCTTTTTCAGTAATTACAACACCTGTCTCTTCTCTAGGAACACAACTCAACTGACCTATTGCTCGTGCTCCAGAACCAGCATTCTCATCAATGATTTGAATTGCTGGTATTGTATCGTAATCAAATGTGTCATCAATCACTTCGATGCCAGTTATATATCCATTCTCAACAATAGCAGATGCTACCTTTGAATTGCCATCAACGTAAACTTTTGGATTAGTATATTTTGCTCCAGGAGTTAAAACAATAATTTCAATTAATTTGCAATAATATAATTCATCTTTCTGAATATCTCCAGTATATGAAAGACCAGGATCTAATACTTGAACTTCAGTCAATTTTCCTCTGTTATCAATAACAGTTTTAACTGTTGCTCCAAATCCATCACCTTCGATCAATGCAACTGGAGGACGTTCATATAGAAAATCTCCTGGGGTTACAGGAATATTAATAATTCTACCAAATCGATCAACAATTATTTGTGCTGATGGAGGAATTGGTTTTGGAAAACTAACCTGCGACGGAACAACTATCTGTGGAGTAGTAGATGGAGCATCAATTAAAACTGTTGTAGATACTCCAGTTGCTACTAAAGTAAAGACTAAAGTTTCGTCTGCTTCTAAATCATCACCATCATCGGCAATTGTAATTGGAACTACTCCCTGGTTGTTGTTAATTGTCACCAAACCAGACAATGCACCGCCAACAATATCATTAGAGGTAATGTTAGCACCAGATATGCTATACGAAAATACCGTTCCGTCTGGAATATTTGTAGTGTAAATATTAACATCAAAACTCTCGCCTTCTACAACTTTTTGCTTGCTTGGCACTAATGCATATGTTGGAGATGTGCTTATTGGTGTAACTGGTGCGGGCACACTATTTCCTACGTCAGTAATAGGAACACTTCTTGACACAGTATTTCCATTGGGAAGATTAACTAAAGTAATTGTAATATATTCATTTTCAGATAGACTATCCGAGGCAATCACAAAAGGAATTGTTGCCGAATTGCTACTAATACTAACCGATCCATTGAAACTAGTAAGACCAACTACATCTGCTAGATTATCAATTCCGCTAACCTGATAATCTATGATCGTTCCGTCTGGAACATTAGTAGTGATAACACTAAAAGTAACCGCATCACCCTCTTTTACTGAACTTTTATCTGCAAATAAACTAAAGGAAGAAGCAGAAGCTGCTGCAGCCAAAGCAGGTGCAATGGGAACTACTGGGGCAACAACTGCAGCGCCCCCACCAGGAGCAACTGCTGGACTAAACGCCTGAATGTAAATTACACCATCGCTATTATCTACTACTCCATATGCATCATTAGATGTAATTCTAACATAAAATTCTTCTTGAGTGCTAGTTCCATTAGCTAAAGTTTGAACCGAGATAGTTTTACTAACCTCTCCAACTGAAAATCCTAGTGTTCCATTTGTCGAAGTATAATCTCCCCCAATAGATGATGCAGTGCCATCACTAGTTGTATACTGTAGGGAAGAAATATTGTCCGCTACTCCAGGACCATAACGAGTTACAGTAAGAGTAGCAAGGTCTCCTTCAGTAACTGTTGTACTGTTAATTGAATATCTAACTTCTTGTGAAGTAGTTGGAGATCCAATAATTGTCAGGGTTGTTCCTGTTGCTGGATCTGTAATCGGATTAGTATATGCCTCATCGCAAAATGCGGTTGGTGTTGCTTGCGGATTTGACGACAGAGAATTTATAATCGAATCCAAAGTATCGTATCCTGGAGGTTGTTTTTCCTTTTTAGATTTAAATGGATCTAAACAAACAGCTTCATACTCATCACAAGCTTCTGCTCCTGGATCAGTACAAGATATACCTAAAAGTTTCAGTCCAGCACCAAAAGCTGCCTGCAAAGGATCAAGACCAGCATTCAATCCAGATAAAATCGATGAAGTAAATGATAATACTTGTGTTGTTATTTGCGAAGTTAATCCCGATAAAAATCCAAGAATACTATTAACAATATTATTGATAGCACAAATTGCTGGGTTTAAAATTTGATCTAGTAAATCACGAACCAATGATTGCAAATAATCCGTAAGTTGCTCCTGCAATGACATCATTGAACACCCAACAGAATCTAAAAGTTGATCAAAAGTTTTGACTAAACTCTTCAATACACCAGTTTTTGGATTGAGAAGTAAATCGACAAGATCTTTAATTCCAGCATCAATCTTTGCATACAAATAACCAAATACGGAACTGTATGCAAGATTTATAATGGAAGAGATTTTGTCAATGTAACCAGTTGCAATGGCAGTAGCTTTGTAAATTTTATTCGTAATGGGACTTAGTAATCTATCTCCAGCTGGTTGTCCACTTGATACCGCATAAAATAATTGTTTTAACTGATATGTTAACGTTCTCCTTAGTTTATCTTCTGGTTTACAATCACTAGCCATCTCTTGACAGCGTGATAATCCAGCATCATTGCCGCCTAAACTCCATGGAGCTTTACAAACACCAGTCATGAATGGTGTTAGTCTTTCATCTCTACTTGTTTTATCTTGTTTATTGCCTGGCGTTCTTCCCTTTGGAGCTGGTTGTTCTTCAGCATACTGATGCTTATGTGGTAATGAATTTGGAGAAAGATACGTGTTAAATTCTAGTTCAGTTTGGTCTGGGTTTTGGTTGTTTCGTAAATCTTCGGTCTGCGAAAGTGCAGTTCTATTCACAGACCCAATAACTAGGGGCTGCTGCATTTCATCATCATCTAGATAAAAACCAACTACCCAATCTCCCTCTTGCAAGGCACAAGTAGATGATCCACCACCAACACTTTGCTCTACGTTGGTTGGAGATAATACATGTGCATAAGGAAGATCTACAGTTTTAAGTTTAGTAGCAGCTGCTGGATGCCTTCCAACAATTCTAACCTTAACTCGGTTAGAAGTTTTACCATCTTTATCTGCTGGCTGCTCAACCTGACCAATCCACCACTTAAATCCATCGTTTCCGATGCTATGTGTTTTACCAAAAAAACTAGTATCTAACATGTTGTTCAGTCTTCGTAAATTTTACATTCAGCAGCGTCTGGATGATCATCACAAAATAATTCTAGAGGTGTAGGATCATGTTCATCTTGTGGATGTCTGTCATGATACCTTTTTAATCTTTCTAGCTCGTCTTCAATATGACGACGACGTTGAGAATTGATATTAGGATCGTCAAGTTCGTTACGATCTCTTTCGATGTGATCTTTAATAGACATTTAATTAGTCTCCTAAGTGTTTGGTACTGAATTACCAGTCATACCATAAGAATCTCTCATAGCTTCAATGATACATGTGCTTTCAAATGGATTTCTACTAAAATTATAACACACAGATCCAACTAAATATGCTCCACTGTGAATTCTATCAATTGGGTCTGCTTGTTTTTGTTCGTCGTTATCGTATGTCATTTTTGGTATCATTATATTTATTTTACTACCAGCGCGAATTGTTAGATTTCCAGGCACAATTACACTGAGTTTTTGCGATTCTAATAGTTTTTTCCTAGTAAGAGTTTGCGACATGTACTCTTTCTGCCAATCCAGAAACTGCCCACCCCCAGAAGTAGTAGTTGATGATCCATCACTAGGTCTTGCTGGTTCATCGGTTCCAGTAAACCACGCCTCATCATTTACTACTTTTGACATAATACGAGTAGGGTATTTTGCAAGTTCCCTATGTATTTCTGGAATTCCTGAAGCAGATCCAATATGACCCATTTTAGAATAAGTATCTGGCAATCTGTATATTTGTTCAGAATATTTTCCAGTATTAATATCAAAGAAGCATATAACACTAGACAAAGTTCCAAATCTCAGTTTGTGTGCTAAGTCTAAATCAGAAAGATATGAATAGTTTAAAATTCTATACTGATCATCATTTGCAGTTTTAGAGTTGGCAAGAGAATATGAATAAGTAGCCACTGGATCTTCTCCCTTAAACCCAGATGCAGACCCAGAAGCAGATGCTCTTAAAGATAATAAGGTATCAATTGATTTGAATACAAATTTATCATATGTCTCAAAAAATAGATATCCAGCCGTCCCAGATCCTTGCAAAACTTTCTCGGGGTTTTGTCCTATATCAGTGCCAGAATCTGCTGTGGCAGATCCACCACTTGATGTTTTTGCTGCATTAGGAATTGCTCGGTTTGCGTACATTCCAATCAATTCATATGGTCGCTTCATCATTCCATTGATCTGCTGGTTATACTTACTAGTTTCAAAATCAATGGTTTTTGTAGTAACTTTAAGGTATTCTTTAAGAATTTTATCGACTGCAGCTTCTGCTTTTCCTTTTATAGCAATTCCTACTCTAACTCCTTCATTAATAAATGATTCTGCTGTGCATAAATGAATTGTGTATACTTGTGAATTATTGTTGACAACTCTATTTGTTATTTTGTAAACGTAAAATGTGTAAGAATATACTTTAACATCAGTAAATAATGTTTTTAATTTGAAGGTCACTTTTTCATATCCATGAATAGGCAACGAAGAAATCATATTCTTACCAGAATCTACTACGTCAATCTGTGCCGTCATGAATGGCATATAGACACTTTCATATATTCTAATACCAGTATAAATTTCTTTTATGTCTAACGGAGCAGCATAAGAAGACCCACTAAGAGGATATAGTTTTAACTCCTCCAATTCGTAAGATTTTTGTGATCCATGTCCCGAAGTTTCGTTAGCCATTCTAGATTATAACATAAGGAATAATTCTGCTGTAATCAACAAACTGCTGCCCTTGTGATGGTGCAGTTGTTGTTATTGGTTGTTGTGCAATAATAATTTGAGTTTGCGCTACTTGCTTTGCTGTTTCTTTATTTTTTCCTACAGGAGGTTTAGCACTTCCTGATTGCGGTGCTGCTGGTTTTGCTGGTTTTGGAGAAGTAGCTGGTTCAATAGTAGCATCGTCTTCTTTATTTAACAGTCCAAGCATTTGTTTTACTGGGAGAATAGCACCCTCAGCTGCTGTTGCTAAATTACGAAACTCTGCCTCTGCTGCAGCTGTTTTTTCCTCTGGACTTTGTTGTGCAGATGGTTCTGCAGAAGTTGGTGCTGCAGTTGAAAGTGGATTTGCTGATGGCGAAACATTCTTTCCATATGTAGAATAATTTGGATGCAATCCATCAGTAGAAGGAAACCCTCCCATAAACGCAAATCCATACCTAGGAACCTCAGAAGAAAGCTTAACGTTGATATTCTTCAGTGCTGGTTGATATGGTTTTGTATTTGGAGATGTTGCTGTTCCCGCAACAGATACTTTTGCATTTACAGATTTCAAATAATCAAACTGTTTCTTAACATTAGCAAAGTCTCCTCCACTAGAATATGCGTTAGTTGCTCCTGTAGATAAAATAACATTTGCTCCACTGATTTTTGATTTACTAATTTCTTTTAAAAATCCCAAGACTTCAGATGGTTGTGCTCCAACCATGCTACTTCCTCTAGTATCAGTAGTTTTTTGTCTGTTTTTCCCACTCCTTCCAGCAATACCAGAAGCAATACTGTCTCCAATAATATAACTACCCTTTTGGTATCCTCCTATTGCTTGTGGTGTATTCCCAGCAATTTTTCTTGGATGCAAATCAAAGTTAATTCTATCAAAGAATGGAACACCCAATGCTGCGACAGCATCTCTGTTGACAATGTATTCACCCTTTTCTAGATCAGCTTCAACAGTATCACCAGTAGTTTCTCCAGTCTTAATATGCATTCCAGATCTTGTTTGATCAAGACTTAGTTTATATGGTTGACCACCTTCTTGTAGTTGCTTCACTCCAAATGGAGAATACATTTGATTAATGTTTAGATTTTTTTGATCCTCTGCGTTAATATCTCTCAAGTATTTTGTTCTAGATCTACCAGAAGTTTTTGTATCAACAATTTTTCTACTCTTTAATTGAACAGAAGCAACTGGAGCAGACTGTAGGGTTGCAGCGACAACATTACCATCAGGTTTCTTGTAGAAATCTAGATTAACTGCACCAAGTGCACTCTGTGGAGATGGAATACCTCGTGATATTTCATCTTGAGTTGCTCGTACCAGTTTTTTATTCTCCTCATCAATTTTATACATATTACCAAGCATGTCATGATAATACTGTGTTGCAGATTGATTTTCGGCATTTCTAACCTGAGAAAGATTGTTTCCTTCTGGAACTAATCTTGTACTATTTTTTGGACCCTGTTCTTCCTTCAATTTAGTAGTTTGTATTTGCTTCGCAGCAAACTCATCAGCAGTTAATCTCTTTGCGGGATCTGTTGCTGTTGGTGAAGCATCAGGAGATGGAGGAGTTGGTTGTGTGGTAGGTGTTGTGGTAGGTGTTGTGGTAGGTGTTGTGGTAGAAGTTGTAGATCTCTTAGAACTCAAAGATGTATTAGTTGTAGAAATAGATGTTTTAGTAGAATTAACTACATCTTTAAAATATGCTAATGGATCTTTTCCATCTGCATATAATCCCTTCAACATAGTAGAAGGAAATCCCATAACTTCAAGCAGAGAAGTAATTGGTCCAACTAGAAGTGGTTTGAATATTCCTCCAATTGGTCCCAAAGAATTTAAGAATGTACTTGCAATGCCAAATATTGCACCACCAGCAATCTTAAATGGTAGTTGCATAACATCAGCTAGTGGTTGAGCAAATCCCATTGCTTCTCCACCACGCATTCCTCCATACCCAACTGCTTTTGCTGTAGAATTATTATCACCTAAAAGTTTTTGAGCTGGATTTGAATGTAGTGGTAAGATATTGTTTCTAGATCCACCAACAATTCCACCTGATGCTAATTGAGGTGTTGCCCCTGGTTTAGCAATTCCTCCTGGTGCATCTTCTGCCTTATAAAGTTCTCCAGGTCGTACTCCAGTCTTTTGCTGATAACTTTCTGCAGCGGCTTCTTGTCCTGAAGTATCTAGAATTGTATCTGCAGCAAGAAAAGGTAATGATGCTTTACCAAATAATCTTGCCAAAGGAGCTCCTTTCTTAATAATATTAAGAGCTTGCCCTTTACCAGTTTTCAAAAATTTTGTAAGATTTTGAAGTCCCTTTTTGCCAAATAGTTTTAATCCAGAACGCTTAAAAAATCTTACAAATCCTCGTCTTCCCAAAGAAGAAAATATCTTTACAATGTCAAGTAATCTTTTAAAATTACCAAACAAACTTCCCAAAAATTTTGTTTTATCTTCACCTTCTTCCTCTTGATCATAAGGACTTTTAATACCTAAAGTACCAGCAGCATCTTGCTTATTTTCTAATTGCTCTTCTGCTGCTGCAAGTTCAGCTTTCTCTAACTGCTCTTTCTGCAATTCAAATTGCTGCTTGTTTACATCTAGAATTTGCTTATTAATTGTAACTAATTTAAGCAAAATACTATTTTGTATTTCGATGTCAGCAGACACCTTTTTCATCTCATCAGAATTTTTCTTGAAAGTATTAACTAACTTATTAGTTACAGAAACAATATCAGTAAATCCCCTCTCAGTTTGTTTTTGCTCTTTTTCTTTTTCTTTACGATCATTTAATCCTAATGGATTTTTAACTCCCATAGAATTAAATCTATCAATATATTTTCCACTAAATTCATATCCTAATCCTTTAGCAAAAAGACTACCAGATTTAGGAAGTTCTTTTCCCTCTTTTTGCATTTCTTCGCGCTTTTGCTTTGCAGCATCAGCAGCACTCTTAATTTTTCCTCCCAACCACTCAGCCATTCCTCCTGACTGTGGTAATGATACCGATGTTGTTCCAGCTGCCATGATCTATTCTCCTAATTATTTGCAAAAATTTGATGAGTAGATAGAGCCCATGGTTCCAAGTTTTTAGCGGATCCGCCATAACTAGGATTTTTACTATCAGCACTAATTGGGGGTAAACTAGTAGTAATGATAGATGGTTGTGCAGTTACTTGTGATGAAGATGGTTTATTCTCCACTGGTGGTTTAGCACTTCCTGATTGCGGTGCTGCTGGTTTTGCTGGTTTAACTGCGGGCGCAGATGGTTTAACTGGAGCTGGTTTTGCTGGAGGATTGCCAACATTTTGCAATCTTCTTCGCTCAGCTTCAAATCTATTCCCACCTCTAATATCTGCTACTGGTTTTGGTCTCCCAGAACTTTGATCATATTGTCTCAAATCAGCAGGATTATAACGTCCACCTTCTTTAGAGGGAATATTACCTACTTTAGGTTTTGGTTTTTGAGTTAGTTTTTTAAACAACTCTATAGGTCCAGGAAGTAAAGTTGGCAATCCAAATGGACCTCCTGCGGGACCAGTTGGTTTTGCTGGAGATGTTGCAGCAGGTTCAGTTCCTTCAGTAGCAGCAACTGGAGGATTAAATGATTGTACTACTGCTTGAACTGAACTCATTGCTGGATTTGCTAAATTCATGAAGTCAGTTTTTGCTGCTTCAATTCTCTGCTCTGGAGTTGCATCTGGAGGTAATGCAGCAAGTGCAGATGTTGGGGCGGGAGATGATGGAGAAGATGGGGAACTGCCAGGAGGGGATGCATCTACTCCATCTCCTGGTTGAGGTTTTCCTGTAAATGGTGTCATATAATTATAACGACTTAATGGATCTATCCTTCCTGGATGCCCTTTAGGTCTTCCAGTGTCATTAGGATTTGCTGCCATCTCCCAATGTAAATGTGGTCCAGTAGATCTTCCTGCGCCTGGTGTTCCTGGTTCACCTCCAACTGCTCCTAATATTTTCCCCTTTTTGAAAGATAAACTCTTCTTAACTCCCTTTCCAAAAGCTGACATATGTGCATAAAGATGCCCCCATCCTTTACTGTCTGTCCAATAAACACTATTGCCATATCCTCCTGTTGTGCGTATATCTGTTACTTTACCGTCGTGAAAAGCATATAATGGAGTTCCCTGTGGAGCAGCAATATCAGTTCCTTCATGAAGATCTGATACTCCATTGATAGTTCGCGGTCCTTTTCTTGATGTAACAACAATTCCTCCCTTTGCCATCTGAGGATTTTTTTTCAGCGCATCTCTTGCTTTATCAATGTGCTGGTTCATTTTATCAGGATATGTTGTCCATGCGCCAAAATTTGATCCTCCAGACAATTTGTAAGCTATCTCTGCATTTGTAGCTGGATCAAATAAATCTTCATTTGATTTCAATCCGAATTTTTTTCTTCGCTCTTCGCCAAGCTTATAATCTGGTTTATCAATCATATTAATTTGCCATAAACCATAAGAGTTGTCCCCACCACCTCTCAAATAGTTGTCATTGTGTGCTCTAGGATTTCCTGTAGATTCTGCATATGCAACAGCCGCAGCCTTTGCAGCATTATCACCTTTAAATCCTGCTCCTTGTGCTATAGCAACTAATTCTTCTAGTTTCTTTTCTCCTCCAGGCACAGATCCACGACTTGATGGTTTTGAAGGGGGTTCTTGTGTTGCCTCTTCTTTTTCTGATGAACCAAGCATTCCAGCAATCATTCCTCCACCAGGAACTAATGCTTTCAATAAAATTTTTAAAAATTGAACACTTTGTTTTTTACTGTTTGCATCAGATCCACTTCCTCTGATTGCACCACCAATATCAAATTTAACCAAACTTCCAGGAACGCCAAAAGTTTTTTCTAATGGACCAATCATTGCTCCCAACACTGGAGCAATAGCAGATCCAACTGGTCCCAATGCTTTAATAAATTGCCCCGAAATCGCAAGAATAGATCCTCCAATTGATTTCATCGGAAGAGACATTAAATCTTGCATTTGCGTTCCCATCATATTAGTTTCACCTTTAGGTTCACTTTTAAATCCAGGAACCATAGATCCAAGACCAGTATCCATCAATTTAGATAGTGGCATTACAAGTTCTGGACCTGCTTCACCAGCTCTAAAGGTTGTAGGATTATCAACAATCCCACCTTCTGCCATTTGAGGAGTTCCACCTTTCGTGAGATCTCTACCCAATAAAGCAGCATCAATTCCTAATGAAATGCCAGTTCCCAATCCAGGAACAGTAGAAGCAGCGCCAGAAGCGAATTCACCAGCAGCACCCAACCAATCTCCCTGCATTGCTCGTTGGATACCAAATCCAACACCAGCAATTGCACCTAAAATAGGTATTTTTTTAATAAGAGATTTTCCAGCACCTTTTGCTACTGCACCACCTGCCTTTGCACCTATTTTGGGTGCTAATTTTCCAACTCCACGTTGTATAGATTTAGGTACTATCTTTGAGGCAAGTCCCAATCCAGCACCGCCTAACGTTTTTGCAAGTGGCGATAATATCTTTCCACCAATCTTTCCTATTTGATTGGTTGCCTTCAACCCCCTCTTACCAAAAGCTGCAGCTGCTAATCTTCCTGGTGCTCTACCTAATCCTCTCGCAAAAACTTTAGAAGCAAAGTTTTTTATTCCAAAAATTCCGCCTCCTCCTCGTTTGTTATCGTTTTCTTCGTCTTGTTCGTATGGACTTTTTACCTTTAGAATGTCAGCAGCATCTTGCTTTTCTTCTAAAGATTTTTCTATATCGCTATATTCTTGTGCTGCAAGTTGATCACGATTAACTTCTAAAATACTACTACTAATTTTCAGAAGAGAATTATTAATAGTAACAATACTCTGAAGTAATTGATTACTATTTTGTAAACTTCCGCTCTGAACGGATAAAATTTTATTCTGTGTGCTGGCAATTCCCACCAGCGCATTTGTATTATTTACAATCGCACCTAATGAACCCGATAAAGTTTTAGGTTTTCTCTTTGGAGCATCTCCAGAAGGCAAAGCAGGAGCAGAAGACTTAGGTTTTCTAAGCGGTGTCTTCTTTAATTCTAAGGGGTTCTTAACTCCAGAAGAGGATAATTTATCTTGATATTTTCCGCTAAATTGATAACCAAGACCCTGCGAAAACAGAGATCCTGGTTTACCCTTGTACTCTTCTCCTTTATCGGCAGCTTCTTTTTGCAGTTCTTCACGCTTAGCTTTCGCTTGATCTGCAGCGGTCTTAATTTTTTTA